GATCCCCAATAATCGCGCCAATCTGATTCTACTGTATAACGTCTTTTTCTAGTTTTGCCTTTAAGTGGTGGTCTTGATCTTTTAAAACGAGCCAGTTTTTTGCCTATATATTTTCTGCCATTAATAGTATTTGTAATTAGATACACGAACCCAGTACAATCTTCCGGAAGTTCTGTTACAAGTTCGCCTTCATACGTCCAATCGCTATTATTCATCTAAGTTTCTTTTAATATCCTGTACAACATCTATACCTAACCCTTCGCGAACTTGACGAGAGGATAAATCAGGATATCTAGTAAAAACTGATGAATTTTCTGTGGTAATAGTAATAGTATTACCAAGTGAGTCGTGAGTCCATGGATAGATTTCACCTATAATTTTAATGTCATCATCATCACCCATGTTTACGCATCCACTATTTCAACCTCTGTATTAAAGGTTGTAAATCCATTCTCTTTTGTTACTTGTAGTACGTTATTAACACGACCTACAAGTTCATCACGGTGTGAAATAAGCAAAATGTTTTTGTGACGTTCACGTTCCATTTTCTTTAATACGCCTAGTGCGCTTTCAACACCCATGGTATCCATACCACTATCAACAAGTTCATCAATACATATTAAACTAATAGGATGATTCATACTTTCAAATACATCACGAAATGCCCAACTTAAACCAAGTATAAGTCTGTTACGTTCTCCACGTGATAAATTGTCAAAGTCTAAATCCTGTCCTAACTGTATAATACTAACTGTTAGATCTGACTGGAACTGCACTTCATGTGGCAATCTCAATCGTGTAATATAATATTCCAGTCTTGAATTTAAAAACTGTAAATTTTGTTCAATGATACGTTTGCGAATAAAACTATCTTTGTTAGTTAATAGTTTAAGTAAAAACTCTTGATGATCCTTCAGTTCATTCAAACGATTTACTTCACTCCAGTCTACTTCTTGTAATCCAGTATTACGGAGTGCGTCAATTTGTTCTTCATATGGATCGGTTTCTTCTTCTTTACGCTTAATATCATTTGATACACTTAAAATACTATTCTGATGCTCATACGCTTCATGTACATTATTATAATGTAAATTAGGAGCAACCCCTAATTCTCCTAAATCATTAAGTGCTACTTTATAATCATTTATCATTTGTGTTTCAGAACCAATATGTCTTACTGAATCTTCTACTAATTCTGTCTTTTGAGCAATAATTTTATCATGTTGTTCGTCATGAATCTCTTGTCCACAAGCATAACACTTGTGTTCTAGTGTAGCATCTAAATCTGCTTGTGCTTTGTCTAGACGTTTTTGTTCTCTTTCAATACTGGTAGTAAGTTTGGCAATTTCACTGTTCAGTGTATCAATTTGTTGCTTCTTTGAAATAAATTTTTCAAAATCTACATGTGCTTGTAACTCTGCTTGTATATCTACTTGTTCTAAATTTTTTAGTTCTCGTTTCAATGTTTTTAAATCATCGTCTCGTTTCGTAAACCAAACACGTTGACGCCTTTCTAGATCACTAATACTAGAACCTATGCGTTCGTTTGCCTCTTCAATACCTTTGATCTTATATGTTTCTTCTTGTACACCATCTTTACTTTTTTTAACAAGTTCTTTTAGTGTTTCTGCTTTTTCACTAAGTTGTGTGATACCCAAAAGTTGTTCAATAAGTTCACGTTGATCATTTGCTCGCATACTAAGAAAAGGTTCAGTATATGTGTTTAACGCCATTACATGTTTAAACATAGTATGGCTCATACCTAGAAGTCTTTCAATTACACGCTGGCTTTCACGACCTTCTCCCTGCATTTCATCTGTACTAGCAGTATCAGAATCATTAACTAAGAAACGGAACAAGTTAGGTTTGCGTCCTCGTTCAATTCGATAAGGCACGCCATCTTTTTCAAAGTCAACAGTAACTAACATTTGTTTGTTGTTTGTTTTATTGACTAGATTATCTTTCTTAATATTATAAAGTGCATTACCATATAATGCATAGGAAAGGGCGTTAACGATAGTAGTTTTACCTGTACCGTTTCTATTGCCATCTCCACCTAAATCTAAGTTATTACCCAGGACCAATGTTAGTCCTGCGTTATCAAAGTTTACTGCCTGAGTAACATTACCCACGCTCATGAAATTTTTTACTGTAATATTTTTAACTTTAAGCATTAATGTTTAAGCCGTTATATATCTCTACTAATATGTGGTTTTTTATAGTATCACTCTGAATTGTGTTTAATTGACTCAAAACAATTTGATCAACGTTCTCAACCTCAACCTCTACTCCCATATTCCAATCCTGTGTATGTTCTTCTTTTTTACTAGGCATAAGAGCGATTTCACGAAGATTATATTGTGCAGCAAATGTTTCTTTAATAAAATTTGCCTCTTCATATGTAATAGGAACATCTAGAGTAATTCTACAGTGTGTCTTATTAGACAACACTTCTTCAGGTTTGTCAATAAGTTTACTGAGAGAAATGGTACGATAACGTGGCGCATCGGGCCAGGCTTTAAATTCATATGATCCGTCCCATTTGAGGAACATAATACCACGGTCATCGTCCCAAGCATCCGAGTAATTGTGGGGGAAACAATTACCTGGATACACAACATTACCACGCACCTGTCTCTTGTGAAAATGCCCACTAAAGACTAATTCAGGCTTAGATAAATCTTCAGCCTTTAGCCCGTGTCCATGATCAGGCATTTGGACCATAGCATTCATAAAGAAATTGGGGAGTTCAAAATGGCCAAACATGAATTTCACGTTTAGTTCCTTTATGCGTTTCCATTCGTCCTCTACAAGCCAGGGTACAATAGCAATATTGTCTTGTACAAAGATATCGTCATTAATAACTGTTATCTTTGGATATTCTAGTGCCATGGGAATACTATTAATCTCACGCTTCTCTCTATAATAGAGATCGTGATTTCCCATAATCATGTAAGTTTCATCAAACGCATCATTAATTCTGCGTAGATTACTTACAGTATAGTTAAGTGTACTAACATTAATGCTGGCACGATGATGGTGCCAGTCACCCATAAAAATACATTTTGTGATGTTACGTTTTTTCGCTTCATCAATCATCCATACAATAAAATCTTCACAATCCTGATTATGGGCACGACTGTTATTTTTCATGCCGAAATGGATGTCTGTGAAGACTACTACTTCATCAAAAAACAAATTTTATTCCTCTGCGTTAGTTTGTTGTTGTTCCCATTCAGCATTGAATGTACGAGTAAAACTTGGGTTCAATCCATTTTCTTCTAGCAAGTCATCACGAATGTTTTGACTACGCTTTTCCAAATTTAATACTCTAGTGAAACTGTTATTAATAGCGGCTGTGTAATAAGCAAATGGATTTTGACTTTTTGCTTCGTTAAACTGCAATCCAATTTGACTCAATTGTAACAGAGCTTGTCCACGCATTTCGTCAACATAAGTATATCCTCGCCAGTTTCCTCGCATACTGTAACGTTCACATAATTTAAGATACATCCTTGCTAGTCGCTCATTAGTTTTTCCATGTGTTGTACTAAAATAACCATTACTAGGACTACCGTTCCAATGACTTCTTGCTACTTCTTCTAAATTATTTTTAATATATGCGTAGTGTTTAAAAGGAGGGAAGTTACAACGAGTGTGGTAATCCGCCTCTTGTTTTGGATTAGTTTTTCTATCTTCTTTAGGTACATGGCTAAAAGTCATAACTCGTATAACAATATCTTCATTTTTTATATCTTCTACAGGTACAATGAAGTCCGCCGCCCTAGGTTTAGTTTTTCTTTCTAATTCTCCGCGTTCCCATTTCTTAACTTGTTCTTCATGTGCTAGTTTACTAAGTCTGGCCGCTCTATTTTCTCTTGCCTCTAGAACGATGTCGTCAGTAACTTCGTCTACAGAATTAACAATTATATCATAATAATAGTAATCAGGGTTCTGAACCCAACTATAACTCATCTTCGAATTGTGTATTTCTTTTAATATTTCTTTATTTGAAAGATAATGTGTTGTACTTTTCATTTATAATGTTCCTTATGTACATATAATAATATCTAAACTGTTTCTTGTCAACCGGTTTTTTTCACGCTAAATACAACTAACGGAGAAAAAATATGCGTATTTCTGATATTATTATGGAAGCGACTGCTAGTCAAGTAACTGTTTTTTATGGTGGTAGATTTCAACCTATGCATAAAGGACATCATGCTCTTTATAAACAATTAACATCTCGCTTCGGTGCCGATAATGTATTTATCGCCACAACATTTGGTAAAAAGCAACAAAAAATGCACAGCACAGGCGATTATAGCACAGATCCTTTTACCTTTCAAGAAAAAGCAGATATAGCATACAAAATGTTTGGAATCCCATCTGGTCATATTGTTGATACAATGCCTTATAAGCCTGATTTATCCTCTGTTGGTAGAGACGCAAGTGAAAGTGCTATTGTATTAGCGTTTAGTGAGAAGGATGCAGGAAGATTACAGGAAACTGAAGTCTTAAGAAGATTGCCAGAAGATGGATCTCCATTACAGACCGCTGATGAGAATCGTGTTTACTTTGTTACTATGCCTGTGAATGAGGGTTCTATGAGTGCTACAGATTTTAGAGAAGAAATGGCAAGCGGAAAACCTGATGAAGTGAAACAAAAAGCGTTTACAAAGTTTTTTGGAAAGTTTGATCAAGAAGTATTTGATTTTATTAATGAGAGGCTTAACTAATGGCTACACCGTATGATAAAGTAAAAGTAATGGTTAAACCAGAAGTAGATGAAGTTGATGGAACACCAGTTGAAGGATCTGGCGGCTTTAAAGAAGTAACAGCAGAAGAGCTAGAAGATCTAAATAAACAAAATAGATTAAAATCTGATTTTTATCAAACGGCAAAAAAAGAACTTCGAATACAAAAAAAAGCACACGAAAAAGGAAATTACCCGCCGCCTCCAGGTGAAGCACTCAATTCATCGGGTGATATTGTTCCGTATAATTCTCCTCAAGCAACAATCAAATCTGAGGTTTCGGCATCAGCGGTCAATAAGGCTGATAGAATACCAGATGCCCCACCTCCTAATGATAGAACAACAATGTTTGGGAAGGCCAGCGAACAACCCACTGTTGGTGGAATGGGTAGTAATCAAAAATTTAAATTAATTTCTAAAAATCCTGATCTAATAACAGCAGACAGTATTTTAGCACCACTGTTAAAGACAGGTAACGGTGTTGTGTTTCCTTATACACCTACTATTAACTGGAACTACCAAACTAACTACGGAACTTATGATATAACACATAGCATTTACCAACAGAATTATTATATCAATACACCAAATCCTACAGCGAGTATTACTGCAACGTTTGCTCCTCAAACAATTGATGACATGGCATATGCTGTTGCAGCTCTGCAATTTTTGAAATCATGTACAAAGTCTGATTTTGGTGCATATACAATGGAAGGTAAAATTAATGAGCAAGCAGGATTGCCACCTCCTGTGCTACTAATGAGTGGATACGGCGACATTAATGCTAAGAATGTTCCAGTAGTTATTAGAAGTGTTAACTATACCTTCCCTGATGATATCGATTATGTGACAATAGCATTTGAAGGTGGTCATTGGAAAGAAGTAAAGGAAACAGAGTTTGAAAAGCAAGCAGCAGAAGAAGGCTTTAAAAACGGTATGGAAAAAACGAAAGACTATAGAAGACTTGGTAATGGTGTTATGAGTTTACCCTCTCAGTTTCTGTTGAGTATAGAAGTTGCTGTCCAGCAACCTCCTGCTAAGGTTAGAAATAGATTTGACATAAGAGGATATAGATCCGGCACGTTATTAGGTGAAGGATTTATGTAATGGCAGATATTAGATCAGACAGTATGTATAGAAAAACAAGTGTTATCGATAACAAATATCTTGATGTTTGGAATCCTGATATTACTGATATTTCTTTGTTTAATACAAGAACAATTACTCTAGAGAGTAAGTACCAAAATCGTCCAGACTTGTTAGCATATGATTTATACGGAAATTCAAAGTTATGGTGGGTCTTTGCTCAATTTAATCAAGACAAATTAAAAGACCCTGTTGTTGACTTTTTACCTGGATTAGAAATACAAGTACCTACAAAGTTTACATAAGATGCCAGAATATACTACTCGTGGTAATAAACCTAAAATATATCCTAATTGGATGTCACAAGTTGATAGTCCAACATATAAACTCACATTGTATATTGTTGATCATACAGTTTGGAATGATCCTACAAGACTAGTTAATGATGAGCAGTCTATTAGAGCTGGTCATGCACTTATCGTTGCACAAAGCGGAACAACAACAAATTACCATATTGATAATTTAACAATGCTTAGTAGGCTTAGTCCTAGTAATAAAGCAGGTAGTACTAATACTGGTATATTTCAATTTGAGATATTAGAACCCTTAGGATTTAAATTCATTGATAGAGTTACATCTTTATCTAAATATTGGGGATTTAAAAATTTACAATCTGCTAACTGGTGTTTAAAAATTGAATTTCAAGGACGAAGTGAAGATCAGAGTAGATATACTCCTTATCCAGGTGTGTTTATGTATTCTATATTTTTTAGCCAAATTTCTGCAACAACTGGACCTGAAGGCACACGTTATAATATTACAGCGATTAACCAACTTAAATATGCCAATACAGAATCTGTGGTGAAAGCAGATTTGGTAGTTGAAAAAGTTAACAAAGTGTCAAATTGGCTTACTCAAATAACAGATTCATTGAATAGATACGAAGAAGGCCTGCGAAAAGCAATGGGCGGTAGAGATACATTTAATAAGAAACGAGTTACTAAAAAGACATGGAAGGTTAGTTTAGGTAAATCATTATCCTCTAGTAGTCCTAAAGACGATACTGTCCGCGCACAAAATTGGGCGTTTGGTGGTACTGCAAACGCTGATAAAGCAGGTGGTCAGAGTGCTAGTAGTAATCCTGATTACAGAGATTTAACAATTAACGCTGAAACTAATATGACTAGTTGGTTAGCAGCAACGTTTGCAAAAGATGTGCCTGAATATCAAAATTTATCAGCCAGAGAAAAAGAAAAAGGAATTAGGTCACCATATATTGTAGTAGAACCCAAGGTTACATTTGGTGAAGAAATAGATCCATATACTAATGAAAGAGAATTACACGTGGATCTTGTGATTGAAATGAAATGGACGTATACAAATCCACAAAGAGATGCATCAAAACATTCAAAGAATTTAAGGGATTCAAATTTTCAGACAACAAGATTTTTAGAATTGCCTATTACTAAAATGTATCATTATTTCTATACAGGAAAAAACACAGAAGTTATGGACTTCAAATTACAATTTAATCAGTTATTTGCTAATGCTATTGATCCTGGTATGGGGCAAAATTATGGAGAACCGTCACAACTGCATTCAGGTACAAATCTAAACGATGCCACTGCTGGTCGTAGTTCACATGGAATCATAAGATATGATAATCAGGATTCTCCCCCAAAGACTTTGAATAATATAAGATATTTAGAAGACTTAATTATAGATCAAAATAATTTAGTATTAGAAACGCCTGTATATGCCTTTTCAATGTTAGGCGCATCAAAACAAAAAGTTAACGAAACTAAAAATAATAGTAAAAGTATAGAAACAATCAGAGAAGAAGAATACGCAAAACGCGATGTTGATTTCACTAATTTAGAAATGCAGATCAAAGGAGATCCGTTTTGGATGGGCACTCCTGGCGCGGTAGTAGATGACAGGTCAGAAACACTGATTAAATATCTAACAAACGATGTTTTAATAGGATTTATAAATCATATGCCCGATAATTCTGTTTTTGATCCGGCCAAACCGACCTTGGGTGCATTTGATATGTCAAGTTCGGGTATATACAGAATAATAGAAGTTGAAAGTAGATTTCAACAAGGACAATTTATACAAAAATTAATAGGTATGAAGGATAGAAATACTAGTCTATACTATGTAAGAGATTTATTAGTAATGCTAGAATATAATAATAGACAATAGAAAAGCATTAAGGGGAATACGATGAGTGAACCAACAGCGTTTAACTACAGAGTTAAAAAAATTGTAAAAATTATTGACGGTGATACATTTGATTGTATACTAGATTTAGGATTTGATGTATTGCTAGAAGCAAGAGTTCGCATGATGGGTATTGATACACCTGAAAGTAGAACAAGAGATAAAGAAGAAAAAGTATATGGGTTGCTTGCCAAAGAATGGTTAAAGAAACATATTGACGATAGCATAATTATTAGTACACATGTTGACAATGAAAAAGGTAAGTTTGGTCGTATACTTGGTACAGTCTGGAAAGACGGTGTTAATATAAATGAACAAATGATTACTGAAGGCCATGCTGTCTCATATCACGGACAAAACAAGGACGACGTACAAGCAGAACATATGGCTAACAGACAACTATTAAAAGAAAAAGGAATTGCATGAGCGGAGTTATTAAAGGCGAAAATGCTAAAATACCAAATCGTGGACAACAAGGCGGCGGCGCTGGTATTAACACTATAAATGGTGTTTTTATAGGATCAGTCACTAGTACTACAGATAGCATTTACACAGGCAGAATTAAAGTACAGATTCCAGAATTCGGAAGCGACAGTAGTCCTCGTTGGGTTCTGTTAATTACTCCTTTCGGAGGAGTTACAGAAAACAAAGAAACATCTAAAGTAGGACAAGTCTATGGAACTAACGAATCAGGATTGAATGGTACACCTAAAAGTTATGGCATGTGGCCACAACCTCCTGCTGTGGGTACAGAAGTTTTAGTAGCCTTTACTAGTAGCAGAGAAGAAGGATATCTAGTTGGTTCGGTAATTACCAAAGACAGAAACCACATGATGGGAGGCAGAGCAAGTGCTGAAGGCTACACCGGCGGAATCAAACCCGTTGGTGAAAAAAATCCCTTTGATACACTGGATCCAGATACAAAACCAACAGATCCTGTATTTCAAAAGATACTCGAAACCCAAGGGCTTGAAGAAGATTATTCTCGTGGACACAGTCAGAGTAGTGCAAGACGTGAAAGTCCTAGTCGTGTGTTTGGTATTACTACACTTGGCGGCCATGTGTTTAGTATGGATGATGGTACTAATTTTAATGAACCGTCGAATGCCGCTGATCCACCATTTAGTAGAAATATACGTTTACGAAGTAGGGGCGGTGCCGAAATATTAATTGACGATACTAACAGTTTTATATTTGTTACTAACCATAAAGGTAATGCTTGGATTGAAATAGATGAAGACGGCAGGGTAGATGTGTATGCAAAGAATTCAATTAGTATGCATACAGAAAATGATTTTAATGTTCACGCCAAAGGAGACATTAATATGCAAGCAGACAAAGGTATCAACTTAAAAAGTACAGGATCTGAAGGTATTAAAATTGATGCAACCCTAGGCCATCTTGATGTATATACAGAAAAAGATTTTAAAATAGAAGCAAAATTAAATGGAAATGTAAAGGCAGGAGGCAACTATAAAGAAACTGCTAGTCGTATTGATATGAATGGTCCGGTGGCAACAGCAGCATCTCGCATTATTGACCAAGAACAGATTGGTAATAAAAATATTCTTAGGAGCGCGGCAAGTCGTGTCCCTGAACATCATCCGTGGGCAGGAGCAAGTAAGATTCAAGAAACATTTAAATCAGCAAAAGGTAATACGGCATAATGGCAACCTATACACTATCAAATGTTTTAACAGAAAAAGATCTTATAGAATTTGATTTGTTCACTGTTAAAGATGATACTAAAGCAAACACTTTAATAAAAGTATCAAATTTAGAAGCAAGTTCTGATGTCATCAATTTCATATTAAGAACATCTCTATGGAAAGGGTATAGTACTACTGTTGATAATATATCTTATATAGGTTATGGTACAACAAAAAACACATCTAGTAATGGATTAACAGAGCAAGAAAGTTACAATGACTTTATTGAAGTTTTAAAAGAAAAAGAACGTAATTTAAAAAGATTACTACCGTTGCCTACGGTATCACAATCACAATATGATGGATTACTTAGTTTGTTTTATTTTACAGGATCTTTTAAAGAAGTTGGTACTGAATTTAGAAAATTTAAAATTTTTGATTACATTGAAAAAAGAGAATGGAATTGGGTTGCTAGTGCTTTAGTACATAGTGGTAACAAAAGACCCATTAGACAAGGCGAAGCGAAAATAATCATGCTTGCTGATTATGGCAGACAAACAGATAGAACACTGATTAAAGAACAAGGATTACAAGACATTAGAACAATGTATCCTGATAGATTAGAGACTGATCTAGCAAGAAGACAAGCAGAGTTTGTTTACTTTAGAGAAACAAATAGATTCTTACCTAAAACATCTGAATCAAGAAAAAGACAAATCGTTAAACTACTCACATAACATAAAAAAATAGTTCATAAATATTAACATGAGTGTATTACTTCTTAACGCAGACGCCCAACCCGTGTGTCTATTACCGCTTAGTATTATTAGTTGGCAAAGTGCCGTCAAAGCATATTTTGCAGATAAAGTTAGAATAGTTAAAAACTATGATAACCGTGTACTACATAGTGCAAGAATGGAAATGCCTATGCCTAGTGTGGTCATGCTAAAACGATATCATAAACAACCTACCAGAGCAAAGTTTACCCGGCGAAACTTATTTGTACGGGACCATTTCATGTGTCAATATTGCGGAGACCACCCTAGGGTAGGTGATTTAACAATAGACCATGTATTACCCAGAAGTCACGGCGGTAGAACAAACTGGACTAATTGCACTACTGCTTGCAAACCATGCAATACAAAAAAGTCCAACAATCCTCATATTAAACCAGACATTTTACCCTTTCAACCCACCTGGCATGACATAAATTATAATGCTAAAATCTTCAAAATACATATTCCTGATGCAAGTTGGCAAGATTTTTTACAGTGGCCAGAAGAATT